AGGCAAGGAAGTCAGATACCCCTTATCTGTTGTAAAGTAGGCACTTTGATTCAAACCAAAAAAGGCTTTGTCAAGATTGAGGATTTAAATGTCGGAGATGAAATAAAAACATTAAAAGGGTATTCTAATTTGGTAAAAAAAGGCTTACCAAATTTTAAAAGAGGGATATCAATTAAATTACATAACGGAGAAACACAGGATGTATCTACAAATCATGAAATATTAACTAACTATGGCTGGATTTCTTACGACCATACGATTGAATTTTTTCAACGTAACTTATTCCGGCTTTTTCACAAAATCGCTTCACCGTCCGGGCAGAAACTCCCGTTTTCTTTGCTATATCTCTTAGCCCGTATTTATCTGAAACAGCAAGGCGAAGAACCTCAGATTTCAACTCACAATCAGTATATTGAGCAGGAGATCTTCTCTTATATCCTAAAACAAGTTCAGGAAAGCGATTTCGAAGCGTTTGATTATGACAATTTAAATGCCTTGCGGCGGACTTTATCGAGCCGCAACGCTCTAAAGCTTCTTTCACTATGTCGTGATCAAGAGGTAGAAGTTGGGAATACTCACGATCCAATCCAGCGTGTATTCGACGATGCTCATTCCTTGAAACTATTTGTAGATTTTCTATTCGATTATCATCTTTTAAACCATTTATATGGTGTATGTGCTCAATTCTCGCAAGATATCGTTTCAAATGGATCTCCATTACTAGCCTATGTTGATGAACACTGCCATTATCAGCAGCAAACAAATGGTCAGGACAATATTCTTCAATATATCCCTTGTGGATTCGAGTTTTCGCACCCATACAATGGTTCAAAACAGATTGCGGAAGTGGGTTGTGTACTAAGTACTTTCGAGTGGACATGTGTTGATTATTTTAACGTTATTGATTTAACTATCGATAAAGATAATCATTATATTTCAAGGAGTGGACTTATCAACAAGAATTGTTTCGACGAGTTAACGCACTTTTCAGAAAAGATGTTCTTTTACCTCCTTTCCCGTAACCGCTCCACATGTGGAGTCAGGCCATACGTGAGGGCAACGTGCAACCCGGACCCAGATTCATGGGTTGCAAAGTTTATTGAGTGGTGGATAGACCAGGATACCGGATTCCCGATTCCTGAGCGTGAGGGTAAAATGCGGTATTTTGTGAAGGATTCGGAGGAGTATGTGTGGGGATCTTCAAAGCTCGAGGTTCTTGAAAAAATTCCGCACATGATCAAACCGCTCATGGAAGCTGACCCGACCATTAACGTTCACGATCTGGTAAAGTCGGTTTCCTTCATTACCGGTTCCATATACGAGAATGTGGAGCTGATGCGAAAGGATCCCGGTTACCTCGGAAACCTCATGGCTCAGGACGAGGCAACCAAGGCACAGCTGCTCGACGGCAACTGGAAGGTAAGAATCGAGGGGGCAGACCTGATAAATTACACCAAGATGCAGGACGCTTTTACAAACACCTTTGTTCCCAGAGGGCTGAAGTGTATGACGGCAGATATAGCCCTTGAGGGTTCAGACCTTTTTGTTATCGGGGTATGGGATGGATACAGACTCATTGATCTCTATTACATGGAGAAATCCAAAGGGAACGACGTTATAAACCTGCTTAGGGAAGTTGCAAGAAAATACGGGATTCCACAGAGTCGCATTGTTTACGATGACGACGGGGTTGGGGCTTTTGTGGACGGATTTATAAAGGGCGCAAGATCCTTTAACGGTGGAACAAAAGCAAGGAAGGGGCAGAACTACACAAACCTTAAATCACAGTGTTTCTTCAAGCTTGCCGAACGCATCAACAAGGACGAGCTTTATATTGCCCCCAATGTGGCTGAGATGAAGATAAAGGGCAAAACTATACAGCACCTTATGATGGATGAGCGCAGAGCAATAAAGAAGCACAAACCAGACAACGACGGCAAACTATCGGTTATACCAAAGGAGCAACAGAAAAACATTATCGGCCATTCTCCCGACCTTATGGACATGCTCAACATGCGGCAGTACTTCGAGTTTATAACTGTTGGAGGGGACAATATGCCAATGGACAAAGGCTCTCTCGGTCTGTATTAAAACGCTGTTTATATTTTATTTAAAACAGCAGTATGCCTTCATTTCTGATTCTACAGGAAAAGTTCCAAGCGGATATAAAAAAGCTTATTTCAACTCTGTCGGTCGATACGGTTGAAAAACGCGAAACCGATCTTTATATTCTCGAGTATGCAGGCGACAGGACAAGGCGGTCCAAGAGCGTTGGGTTAAAACCAAACAAGACCGTTTCGACATATACCGAGAACGAGGAAACCGGAGAGGTTACCAAGAGCGGCTCAAAAACCGTGATCACTTCAAAACTTATCCTTCCTTTCCCTAAAAAAATAGTTCGCACAAGGGTTCACTTTCTTTTTGGAGGCAAAATGATTGTGTCGGCTCCCAATTCCGGCGATTCCCTGAACGATTTCAAACGAACATGGACCAACAGTTTAAGGATGCAGAACGTTCTCAAAGAGCTTGCGCGCACCTGTATGATCGAAACCAAGGCGGCTGTAATATTTTACCCGTCTCCGGATGTTGTGGATGGAAAGAACGTTATCAAGCTTCGCAGCCAGATCCTTAACAAAAGCAAAGGCGAGTTCTTTCCGCACTTCGACGATTACGGCAATATGGATGCCTTTCTTTACATATACAAGGCTCTGGACATGGATAACAAGGCTATCGAAAAGGCTCGTATCTATACTATTGATACTATTTTCACATACAGGAAAGACGGAGGCTCATGGCTTCCCGATGATACCGATCCGGAAAACCCTGGATTGTTCAAGCATGCGTTCGGCAAAATACCAGTGGTTTATGTCGAGCAGAAAGAGCCTGAATGGGAGAGCGTGACAAGCATAATCGACAATTTCGAGAACCGTTTTTCAAGGCTTGCCGATACAAACGACTATTTCTCTGAACCGCTATTGAAGATATTCGGCGATGTGGCCAAGCTTCCCGGCAAAGAGGATGTAGGCAAGGTGCTTGAATTCAAGATGAATGACGATGCAAACGGTGGTCAAAGTCATGGGGATGCCGAGTACGCAACATGGGACGACTCACCCGAATCCATAAAACTTGACCTTACAACCTCATGGGATGCGATATTCGCAATGACCTCCACGCCTGATCTGTCCTTTAACAACATCAAGGGGATCGGTAATGTGTCCGGCGTAGCAATGAAACTGATGTTCATGGATGCCATGATCGCAAGAGAGGAGAAACTTGAAACCTTTGATGTTGCGCTTCGCAGATGCGTTTCGGTTGTTATTGCCGGGATTGAGAATTATGAGAAGATCGCAATCAAAGGAGATGTTTCGATAAACGATATAAGCATTACGTTCGACGATGTTCTGCCGGGCGATATCAAGGAGCTTGTCGAGACAATCTACACAGCCACCGGAGGGAAATCGTTCCTTTCGCAGAAAACAGCAACAGCAATCAGCCCGCTTACCATGGATGCAGCCGAGGAGATCGGACTTGTGGAGAGCGAGAACAGCCAGCTACCAAACGAGAGTTTTAACCAATAAATAAAAACAGATTTATGAAAGCAGTAATGGTATTGTATGCGTTTTTGACAGCTATTGTCAACAATGATTTAAAAAAGGCATTCTCTTTGACCTCAAAGACATGGGCAGACAACAATAAGCCTGATGATCTCAAAAAGCTTGTTCCCGGATTTGATTTCTTTGAGACCGGAGCAATCAAAAGAGCTACCCCAACAAGTATTATAATCGATGCGGATCTATCTTTGAAGGGGGAATCCAAAAGCGTGACGGTTGAACTCTCATGTGAATCCTGGCCCGGCAAAACAGATGCATACGGAGACTGGGGAGTTGTTCCTGAAAGTTTTAAGGTGGTTGAGTATGCTAAGGAAGTTGAAACCAAGGAAACAGTAAAGCCCGAGCCCAAGAAAGCCAGTCCGGCCCAGACAGTCAAGAAACTTAAATCCCTGATCGCTCAAGCGGAGGATCTGGGTATCGATGTTCCTGAAGGAGCGGAAACAGAAGCTCTTGAAAAACTGATTGCAGAGGCCCAGAACGGGGGAGGCAACTAATGGAAGCAAACAGAGTGTTATCGGCATTTGTTTCCGCTTGGATAAACTCTGAGTGGAACAATGTTCTTTTCCTATGCCAAAAAACGTGGGCTCAAGGAAAGACCGCGAAGGATGTAGAGGACAAACTTTCGAGAAAACCCTCTGCATGCGAGATTATTTCCCATACAAACCTCGGAAATGTAAAGCAGGAGATTAAGGTTAAGCTCGCCTTTTCTGATGGAGAGGTAACCGTTAACCGCGCGATCCTTGTTTGTGAATCGGCCCCTTTTTGCCCGGCGGTATATGGTGACTGGGGAGTCAATCCTGTCTCAATACTTCAGGTTGTGGAGGTGTTACAGAAAGCAAGTGAGAAACCACAAAACAAACCTAAAAATGAAAGCAAGAAAAAGAGCGCTGTTTGATGTTCTTCAGGTAACACGTGAATTGAAAGATACCCCCGGGCAACCTGAAATAAGGGATATGATCAAAGGTATTACTCAGGTTGAGCTGTTCCCTGAAAGAATATCCGTAAGCACTCGTTACGCCCGTCACGATTTCAATGTCAACGATTGGATCATGAAGGATGAAAAAGGGAGTATTTCAAGAGTTACAGACATTGATTTCCATATGAACTATCAAATCGTAAGCTGATGCCGGAGCAGATTGTAAACTCATACGAAAAGAAACTTCTAAAACAGATCACAGCCCAACAGAGGGCTGTTTCTGCTTTGTTCGATGAGTTTACCCGTTCGGTTACCCCCCTTTTGGCCAAGTACAAAAAGCCGCCCATCCTGAATGATGTTTGGCTTATGAATCCAGATATCGAAAGCGCTATAAATTCTGAACTAAGAAGGTTGCAGTCAGGCCTGACCAATTACCTGAACAATCAAACTATTTCAGCGTGGGATCTCTCGAGCGATAAAACAGACCAGATCGTTAAGGGATATATCGAAGACTTGAGTATTTCAGAGATCGCAAAAGATGGATTGTTTACCAGAAATTACGATGCGCTCAAAGCCTTTCAGAACAGATCCGTTGCCGGTCTTGGTTTATCCGATAGGGTCTGGAAGGTTTGTGAACAGTCCAAGGAGCAGCTTGAACTCTATATGCAAAGTGGACTTTCCGCCGGCAGGAGCGCCTCGGAAATTTCCCGAGACGTAAGAAAATATCTCCAAAACCCTGATGCAAGGTTCAGAAGGGTAAGGGATGAAAGCGGAAAACTGGTTATGAGTAAACCGATGGCAAACTACCACCCGGGCCAAGGTGTTTACAGATCCGCTTACAAGAATGCATTAAGAATGACCCGAACCGAAACTAATGCCGCTTACCGATTGAGTGATATGGAGCGATGGAAAAAGATTGATTTTGTGAGTGGTTATGAAGTGAAGCTCTCTTCTAAACATCCAGCTCTTGATATTTGCGATTATTTAATCGGAGAGTATCCAAAGACCTTCCGCTTTGAAGGGTGGCATCCAAATTGCTACTGTTACTGTGTTCCCATTCTACCCTCCAAGGATGATTTTGTAAACTACCTGAATACGGATAAGCTTCCCGGCTCTCCGATCAAAGGGATTCCGCCTTCAGCTGTTAATTACATGAAGGATAAATCCGCTGTTTTTGGAAGGATGAAAAACAAGCCGTCTTGGCTTAAGAATAATTTTACTGAGAGGAATGGGGTGTTTTATCCTAAGGCGGGTGTTGATAAGCCGCCGAAGATTATGGGTGTTATAAGAGAGAATCAGGTATTTATTCCCGAAGCTAAGCCCGTGCAATTTATACCAGCAAAAAATATTCAGGAAGCAGAAGTAAGATTATTTAATGCAGGCGTAACCAAGCCGTCATTAAAAGGATTGAAAGAACCTGAGTTTAATGCTATTTTAGAAGCTATTGAAACAGAGGCTAAATTCGGATCTTTTAAGTTGGATAAGTTTGAAACATATAGGTCATCATCATCAGCCAAAGCTCTATACTCACCGTCAAATAACTCCATTTCTGTAAACATAACTAACATAAGAAAACAT